GCTAATACAGGAAATTTAAATATAAGTAAAACATATGGAGAAGCTTCTTGGAAAGATTATCAAAGTGAACATTTATTTACTTTAGAAGATAAAGAAAATTTATATAAAGTTCATTGGGATTACATATATGCAAGAGTTAGAGATGGTAAAATAAAAATGTTAAATCATTGGAATTTTGTAGAACAAAAGAAAGAATCAGAAGAAGATATAAAAACAGATAGTGGTATATACTTTAAACCTGAAGTAGAAGATATAACATTAAGAGGTTATGTTAGACACATGAATACTTGGTTAAAAGATCAAGGAATAAAAGAAGGAGATGAGGTTTTATTTTCTACCAATTCTGAGTATGAAATGAAAATAGAAAACAAGAAATTACTTAGGATGAGAAATCAAGATATATTAGCAAAATTAAAAAATGTCTAAAGAAACAAATAAAAATTATATTAAAAGAACATTACAAGAGCTTATAGACTCCTCTAAAGAAGCTGTATCTATATTAATAGATGATATAAAAAAACCATTAGATATTGATTTATCTGATGAAAAAAGAAGAAATGCAATAAAAGCTAAAAAAGAATGTTTTGTAGATGCTCAAGAAATAATAATAGGAATATCTAAACTTGAAGCACAACTATCTAATAGTGAAGCAGAATTAAAAGAAGAAAGAGACTTTGAAAGTGGGTTAGCTGAAAAATTCGCTAAAAGATAAAATTTTATTCATATATTTGCATATATGGGATTTTTTTATTATGCCTAATACAATTCAATTAAATTCAAATAGTCTAGGAGAAGTTATTGAAATCCAAGGATTAAAAATACAACTTCCTAAAAAACCAATGAAAAAGAAGATTCTATTTTCTGATAAAAAGAAAAAAGAACAAAGGTGGATTAGGCAAGATATGCCTACTGGTTTAAGTAGAGAAAACGCTTCAGACTACATAGAATATATAGAAGAAGAATTTAGAAGAAGAAGAGATGGTTTATGGTTTATGAATAATGGTGACCCTACCTATATTACTGGTAGTCATTATATGTTTATACAATGGTCTCATATAGATATTGGTTATCCTGATTATAGGGAGGCTAATAGAAAGTTCTTTATTTTTTGGGAAGCTTGTAAATTAGATCCTGACTGTATGGGAATGTGTTTTCTTAAGAACAGAAGGTCTGGGTTTTCATATATGGCAAGTGCAGAAATGGTTAATCAAGCAACACAGATTTATGACTCAAACTTTGGTTTGTTATCTAAAACAGGTGGTGATGCTAAGAGTATGTTTACAGATAAGGTCGTTAGAATATATAGAAGGTATCCTTTTTTCTTTCAACCAATACAAGATGGTTCTAGTAATCCAAGGGTTGAGTTAGCGTTTAGGGAGCCAGCTAAGAAGATAACAAAGAAGTATAAACATATAGAGAAATCAGAAGCTTTAAACTCTGTAATAGATTGGAGAAACACTGCAGATAACAGTTATGATGGCATGAAGCTTAAGTTGTTAATTCATGATGAGGCTGGTAAATGGACAGGTTCTACATCTATAGCTAAAAACTGGTCAGTTACTCAGACTTGTTTGTTGCTTGGTAGAAAGATTGTAGGTAAGTGTATGATGGGTTCTACTGCTAATAAACTTGAAGATGGTGGTTTAGAGTATAAGGATATATATTATGATTCAAATGTTCAGGATAAAGATTTAAACAGAAGAACTAAATCAGGTTTATATTCTTTATTTATACCTTCTTATGAAAACTTAGAAGGATTTATTGATGAGTATGGAAGATCTGTGATTGAAACACCTGATAAACCAATAATGGGTATTGATGATGTTGAGGTAAATATAGGAGCTAAAGACTATATTAAAAATAGAAGGGATGGATTAAAAAATAATACTAATTCTTTATCAGAGTTTAAAAGACAATTTCCTTTTACTACAGAAGAAGCATTTAGAAATGATTCTATGTCTAGTGTTTTTGATGTAGAAAGAATATATCAACAACTTGATTATAATGAAGTAACTGATAATTTAACAATAAAAGGAGATTTTATATGGAAAGGTGGAGTTCAAGATAGTGAGGTAATATGGATACCAAACAAAAAGGGAAAATGGGAAGTGTCTTGGTTTCCTCCATCTAATATGCAAAATTTAATTTTAAACAGTAATAATAAAAAAAAACCTGGTAATACAATTAATTTAGTTGCAGGTTGTGACCCTTATGACCATGATACAACAACAGATGGAAGGAGATCTAATGCAGCTTGTCATATTTATCATAAATTTTCTATGATTGAAGATTTTCCTTCAGAACAGTTTATTTGTGAATATATAAATAGGCCACCAAAGGCAGAGATATTTTATGAAGACATGATAAAACAATGTGTTTTTTATGGTTGTCAAATACTTGTAGAAAATAATAAAATAGGAATTATAAAATACTTTGAAAGAAGAGGGTATTTTGATTATTTAATGGACAGACCTGAGTCTACACATACAAACTTTAGTAAAAAGCAAGTTACTAAAGGTATACCAGGATCAGGTGTAGCTGTTATAAATGCTCAGGCAGAAGTAATAGCAACTTATATATATGACCATGTTGGCATAAAACCAGACACAGGAGAGATAGGAAAGTGTTATTTTAATAGGTTGTTAGATGATTGGAGTAGATTTGATATAGACAATAGAACTAAATTTGATGCGACTATTAGTTCTAGTTTGGCTTTACTTGCATCACAAAAATTCGTTGCAACTAAGAAAGAGTCGCCAAAATTTATTAAGTTTGTAAAAAAATACAGTAATAGAGGTTTTTTATCTAAAGAATTAAAATAAATGGAGTATAAAAATTTATTTGGTGGAAACGACAGAATGAAGAAAGTGGGTGGGTACCCAAGTCCTTATGTTTCCCCAGAAGAAAAAGAAAAAAAAGAATATGGTCTAGCATACTTTAAAAGAATGTTTTATGACTGGAAAAATAATTCTGAAATAAATATAGATAGTAGAAGAGCTTTATATACAAAAGCTAGAAGTTATGCACAGGGTGCACAGGACACAAGAAAGTATAAAGATTTACTTGATGTAGAAGGGGACACTTCATATTTAAACTTAGATTTTACACCTGTAAATATAATACCAAAGTTTGTAGACTTAGTTTTAAATGACTTTAACAATCAAGAATATGAAGTTAAGGCAAACGCTATAGACTCAGCAGCAGAAACAGATAGAGAAGCTTTTAAAAATTCTTTATTTGCTAAGATGTTAACTGCACCTAACTTAGAGTCCATGTCTAAAACATTAGGTAGAGATTTAAATCATAAAGGTTACGTTCCTCACAATCAAGAAGAGCTAGATATTTATATGGCTATTTCTTATAAACAAGCTTCAGAGATTGCTATGGAAAATGGAGTTAAGTTTGTTATGGAACAAAATAATTTTGATGGAATAAAAAAATCTGTAATAAGAGATTTAATTGTTTGTGGTATAGGTGCATCTAAAGTTTCTTTTGATCCAAACACAGGTGTTAAAATAAAATATGTAGATCCAGCTAATTTAATAACTTCTTTTTCTAATACTGAAAATTATTCTGATATACAGCATGCAGGGGAAGTTTATTCAATGACTATAGCAGAACTAAAAAGAATAGCAGGAGATCAGTTAAGTGAGGCTGACTACGAAGATATAGCTACTAAATACGCTGGTAAAAATCAAAACGAAAGTATAGTTTCTAGTTACGAGTCTTATGTTAATGAAGAAAACTATGAATACTATTATGATAAATTTAGAGTTACTGTTTTAGATGCTGAGTTCATGTCTGTTAACGAATTAAAGTATGAAAAGAAAGGCAACTCATTTGGTGGATACACTTTAAGAAAAAAGGACTTTAAATATAAAAAGCCTAAAAAATCTAAATTTGAAAGAGAATTAATTAAAACATCTGTTAAAGTTATTTATTCTGGTATATGGATATGTGATACAGACCATTTAATTAATTATGGAATGGCAAAAAATATGATTAGAAAAAAGTCAAATTTAACTGAGACTAAATTATCATATGTTATATATGCACCTGGTATATATAAAATGCACAATAAATCACTTGTTGAAAGAATGATACCATTTGCTGATCAAATACAACTTGCTCATTTAAAGTTGCAACAAATTATTGCAAAGGCTAGACCAAAAGGTGCTGCATTTGAACTAGGATCTTTAGAAAATGTATCTAAAGGTGATGGAGGTTCATTTACACCACTTGAGCTTCAAGAAATATTTGACCAAACAGGTAATATATATTACAGGTCATTAAATGATGATGGTCAACCCATGAGTAGTATTCCAATACAAGAGTTAGAGAATGGTATAGGTGGTGATATGAATAAATTAATAGCTATATACCAACATAATTTACAAATGATTAGAGATGTGACTGGTGTTAACGAAGCTAGAGAAGGTGCAAAACCTTCTAGTGATGCTTTAGTTGGCGTTCAAAAGTTACAAATAATGGCTTCTAACAATGCCACTAAAAACATAAATGATGGTCACTTGTCAATAACTAAAAGAATTGCAGAATGTATTTGTTTAAGATTACAAGATATGTATAAAAACAAATCTAAATATAAATCTTATGAAAACGCATTAGGTAAAGCCAATATGGGAATTTTAAGTTCTAGTAAAGACATAAGTATGCACGAATATGGTGTTCTTTTAGAGGTAGGTCCTAATCAAGAAGAAAAGCTAGCTATGGAGGCAAATATACAACAATCAATAGCTCAAAAAGAATTAAGATTAGAAGACGCTATTTTTATTAGGTCTATAAAAAATGTTAAGTTAGCTAATCAAGTTTTAATGCACAGAAGAAGAAAATACCAAGAAGAAGAAGAAAGAAAAGCTAAAGAACAACAAATGATGAATGCAGAGATTCAACAGCAAGCAGCTCAACAACAAGCTATGATTAAGCAACAAGAAATGCAAACAATGGCCCAGATAGAAATGCAATCAGCTCAAATAAAATCACAATCTAGAATACAAGAACTTCAAGCAGAATATCAATTAAAAGATCAATTAGATAACATGCAACATCAAAGAAGGATGCAAGAGATTGCCTTAAACAACCAAGGTAAAAAAGAGGTGGCTGATGTTAGTGGAGAGGTAAAATTAAAGGGTCAAGATAAAGCTGCAGTGACTCAATCTAGACTTATAGAGCAAAAAAGAGATAGAGCTTTACCTATTACTGAAAGTAATATTTCAGCACCAGAAGAAGATTTATCTCCTGAAAATTTATTATAATAAAAAATATATATATATTTGCAACAATTACTAATTTAATTTAATTTATTATGGCAGACGACAATTTTGATATAGCAAGGGATTTTGCTGCAGCTACAGGTTCAAATGTAGAAATAGTTAACGAGTCTACTCCAGATTTAAACTCTGGTGATAATGCTCAAAACTCAAACATTATTGACTTAACGCAAAGCGAAGACCCTGTAAAAGAAATACAGGAGGTTCAAGAAGAACAACCTGAAGAAACACAGAGTTCTTTGACAGATGGGGAGGAGCAACAAGAAAGCCCTCAAAGTGAAACAATCCAAGATGATAGTGATGTTAGAGAATTGGATGACGAGGATGCGTTGTTTGTTCTAAACGAAAAGTATGGAACAGATTACGATAACCTGGATGAATTACTCAACAACCTAGACTCACAAGAGCAACAATCTAACTTTGCTAGCGACCAGATAGAAAGTTTAAATAGATTCGTTGAAGAGACAGGTAGAAGCGTTGAGGATTACTACTTAACACAAACTCAAGACTATGAAAAGATGTCTGATGAAGAGGTAGTAAAAGAATATATAAGATTAGAAAATCCAGATTTAACGCAGAAAGAAATTCAATTATTTTACAACAACACTTATAAACAAGGAGATGAAAAGTATTCAGAAGAGGAAACTCAACTAGGTAATATTCATTTAAAGAAGGACAGTGCTACAGCTAGAAAAGAGCTGTTAGAACTTCAAGAGGAGTATTGGACACCATTAGATAATGATGGGCCAACTACTCAACAAGACATGGAAGAAATGGAAGATGCTAGGATAGACTTTCTAAACGATATGGATGATGAATTAGATGATATTGATTCATTATCTTTTAGAGTTGATGAAAGTGGAGAGACCTTTGATTACCAACTCACTGATGAGGATAGAAATGTTGTAACTGATACATTAGAAAATTTAGATACTTTTTTTGATGACTACAGAGATGACAATGGTGCTTGGGACAAAGAAAGATTAGCCATGGACTTAATTGCTATGAAATTACAAGGCAATATAATAAGGTCTGTAGCTAATCAATATAGGTCTAAAGGTGCTGAACAAGTCTTAGGAGAAATCAAAAATCCTTCTTTTGAACCAGTTAAAAATACTCCATCTAATAAAGGAAACTCTGTTATTGACCAAATAAATAAACATATATTTGGCGATTAATTAATAACAATAAGTTTAACTAAAAAATTTTAAATTATGGCAACTGTAAATATTCCCAGTAGTGCTACTTTAGGCTCAGGTATGGTTTTAAACCCTACTGCTGTAGCTTTAGCAACACAGGACAATTACGTGAGTGCTCTTACTTCTACTGCATTAGCTATGCACAAAAGAGAGGTTGATGAAAATCTTGTAAAACGATATGGTAATCAAGGTATAACTGGTCTTTTAGAATTAGTTGGTGCAAAAAAAGAAAGCACTCAAACAACTTTCTCGCATTACGAGGAAGCTTTTATTCACAATTCAGTGAAATTAACTGCACCTACAATTTCTGATCCAGATGGGGCAAATAACTTTACTTTAGTATTAGAGGACAATGTTAATGCTCAATTAGGAACAAATGATATAACAACAGATGACCACCCAGTTAGAGGTGGAGACATTCTTTTGGGTGCTAATGGTGACATGTGTTACGTTCAAACTGTTTCAGGTGTTACTATAACAATGTGGGCTATGGATGACGCTTTTTCTATGGCGAATGGTTCAACTCAAAGATTTAGTATTATAGGTAACATGTATAACGAAAACACTTCACAACCTGATGGATTATTACCTAGGGTTCATACATACTCTAACGACTGTATGATTATGAAGGATTCTTTCGTTGTATCTGGTACTGAGGCTACTAACGTAATTTACTTTAAGGTGGATAACGAAAAAATGGGCTCAGGATACCTTTGGTACTTAAAAGGCGAGGCTGATACTTATAAAAGATTTCAAGATCACATGGAGTTAATGATGTTACTTGGTCAAACAAATAACAACCCTGACATTACAAGTGCAGTATATGGTTCTGATACCACAGCTACTGGACTAAGATCAACTGAAGGTCTTTTACCATTTATTGAAAACAAAGGTCAATCAATGGATTTAGGATCTGCTTCAATAACTATGGCTGATTTTGACGCTATCGTTAAGTCTTTAGATAAATATAGAGGTGCTAAAGAATATGCTCTTTACGCTGGTATTGATTTATCTTTAGATATTGATGATTTATTAGCTTCTCAAGGTGCATACGCTGCTGGTGGTGCTAACTATGGTACTTTCCAAAACAACAAAAATATGGCGTTGAATCTTGGATTTAATTCTTTCTCTAGAGGTGGATACACATTCCATAAGAAAACTTATGATGTGTTTAATCATCCTAAATTACTAGGGGCTGCTGGATTTAACTACCCAGGTTATGGTATCTGTATCCCTATGGATACTCAAAGAGATGCTAGATCTGGAGAGAAAATTCCTTCATTAAGAATTAGATATAAAGCTGCTAATGGTTACTCAAGAGAGATGGAGCACTGGTTAACAGGTTCTGCTGTTCTTAAAAACAAAACAAACACAGAAGATAACCTTAAATCTCACTATAGAACTGAGAGAGGGTTTGAAGGTTTTGCTGCGAACAGATACATGTTAATCAAGAAATCTTAATTATTAACCTTATAAACTTTATATAAAATGGAAAAGTATTTATATTTTAGAAAAGACAGTACGCTGGCTAATGACGATGACCCAGCTAATGGTTCTGTTATGTACCCACTTAGTGCTTTACAAGGTATAGTTGTTGGTGATTCATCAACTGCTGGTGCAGTAACTGGTTCAAGTAGCAGCACATCATTGTTTTTCAAACCAATGAAAAAAGCATTTGCTGCTGAAGGAGATGCTGGTGATGACCATTTAGATGTTGTGGTAATAACTCATGGTGATTTCAAAACAAAAGATATCATGATGAGTATTACTGAGGCTGTTAACGAGCCTATAGCAAGAGATAATGGTTTTATCGTTGTTTATGATGCTGTAACTGGTGATTCTGTCGATAGTAATATCACAGGAATCCATGTTGTAGATCAAATAGCACCTGCTGACTAATTCTAATTATTAACTGTCTTGAAATGATATATAGGCAGGATAAAGAACACATTAAGGAGGGGGAGTTTCTCCTCCTCTAAGATGTTTTAAAAGTTTAATTTAATTTAATATTTAATACAATGACAACAAAAACAAAAACAAAATTCCCTAAAAAGGTAAAAATAATAGAGGTAGAAGACGATATTAACATACCTCCATACGACCCAACAAAAGCAACTAAACCTGTTGCAAAAACAATATCCAACCCTTTTACTAGTAGTAAGAATAATACAATGAAGCCTACAATGTATGTTCTTAATAGAGGTAAAAAAGACAAAAAAGGAAGAAAGCAATTTCCTGTGGTTTATATGATTAAATCTGAAGATGTTATATTTGACCCAATAAAAGGTGTTAATAGAAAAATTAGATATATACCTGGAGAACCCTCTATATATGAGGATGAGCAAAAAAAAGACGCTAAAGTAAAAACACCCATTACTTTTACAGATGGTTATTTAGCTGTTCCTGCTCAAAATCCAACATTAAAAACATTTTTAGATCACTGTAATCAAAATGCAGATAATCCAAATAGAATGTCTAGAGTAAAGCCAGCTTTTTACAAAGTAGATAGGAAGAAAGATGCTAAAAAACTAATTCAAAAAGAGGCTGCTGAATTAGATGCTATGCAGTTAGCACTTAAAATGCCTATTCAAAAACTAGTAGGTTATGCTAAAGTTCTTGGAATAAATGTAGATAAAAGTACAGAAGAGATTAGATATGATATGAAAATTGCTGCAAAGAAAAATCCATCTTCATTTATTTCTGGAATGGATGATCCAAAGACTGCAATAAAAGAAACTATTATTAACGCAAAAGAGTATGGCATTATAAACATTGAGTCTAATAGAGTTTCTTGGGTAAGAGGTAATGAAAATGTATTAATAACTCATACTCCTATTGGAAAGAACTCAACAGATCACTTTGTAGACTTTTGTTTAGAAGGTGATGGAGAGTTAGTTTTAGATGAAATTAAAAGACAGATAAAGAATTTTAATTAATCCATAATCTTATTTAATCTGTTATTTAGAGGGGGTTACTTTTGTAGCCCCTTTTTTTTTATTATATTTGTGTCTATGACAATAGATGAGATATATAAGTTTGTGCAGTTTATGGCTAATAAAGAACAAAGAGGTTTTATAAAACCTAGTGAGTTTAATATGTTAGCCAAGAGAGCACAATTAGACGTTTTAAAAGAAAAAGTTGGAAAAGTATCACCAGCAGGTTCTGTAATTGGATTTAAAGATTCATCACAAATGTATGATGAATTATATCCTGTTATGGTATTTGAAACATCACTAACAGTGTCTGGTGATTTGTTTACACTACCTGCTGATTATTTGCATTTTATTTCCTTAAAATATGGTATTAAATCTGTAGAGGTAGTTAGTTTAGGCGAGCTTCACAGTAGAAGAAATAGTTCTTTACTTGAGCCATCTGCTGCTTATCCAGTAGCTGTGATTGAATCATCTGGGATTAGGGTATTTATATCAGGTTTTTTAGATTCAGATACTTCTTCTGAATTAAAACTTACTTATATTAAAAAACCTTCTGACCCAAACTGGGCTTACAACACTGTAAATAATATAGAGATATATAACTCAAGTAACGCAACTCAAATTACTTTATCTGATTCTACTCATAAAGAAATAGCTAATAGAATACTTGGTTATATTGGTGTAAATTTAAGAGAGTCTGAAATAATTACTTATTCAGAGTCAAAAAATGAACAACAAAAAACTTAATAAATGGCAAATAAAAGACAAATAGCAGAACAGGTACAGAGAATAGTTAATGGTGGTTCTAATTCTGATGACTCTAAAGTAACTTTAAGAGAGGTAATGGCTTTGGTTGAGCAAGAAAGAGATGCCATGATTAAAAAGCACATAATGGAAAACTCTGTTACAGGTGAACATGAAATACCTGCAGGGTTTTTATCAAAGATAAAAGCAGTAGTTTATACAGACAATGACTATGGTGTGGGTGGAAGTTTTATGGGTAGACAATATGCTTCTATTGGAAGTGTTTTAAACTTACCTAATGATGCTGCCATACATAGTGTTTGTACTTATCCTGTAGATTTAGAAAACACAGGAGCTTTAAAGTCAGATGAAAGACAATTAATTATTGATAATTTTACTGCTATTAATACATCAACTCCATCTGTTGTTTATATTCAATTAAAAAATAAAACAGGAACTGAGGATATAGGAACTAAGTTTGTTTTTTCTTTTAAACATGGTTATGATGCAAACACATTAAAAGATTATAGTTTTACATTTACATACAAAAATCCATCTGATAGAAGGGAGTCAGACAAGGTAAATCAAAACTCTTTAAACCCACAGGTTTTACTTATGAGTTTAAACAACAATAAAGATTTTCAAGATTTTTTAAAAGTAAATAAATTAAAATTTACCTGGGCTGATGAAGGAACATATTGGAGATTAAATTTTACTAGTCACTATAGTTCTCAATATTTTGGTGCTGCTGAATCAAACAACTTTAGTATAAGATCAATACTTACAAATAAAACTGTTGTAGACTGGGACACATCAGGTCTTGTGATAACAAGTTCTTATTCTCAAGCAGGTGGACAAAACTACCCAACTTTGGGCTTTGGTATTAAAATAGAATATTCTAAGAATAAAAGATTAAGAGATTTAGGTTCTGATATACATAATGTAAAAGAAAAAGGCTCTACTTCTTTAACAACTTATATAGAGCTAACTGAAGATGACATAAGAGTAGATGGTGATGGAGGTTATGAAACGATAACAGGAAACAGTTTAGTTCAAATGTGGGTAAATAAATACCAAGGTATACTAAAAACATATGGGATTATTGTAGACTCAAGGGATGGTAAACATTATATTAGAGAACAAAATAACAATGGTGGATTTGATTCTGTAGAGTTTCAAGGAATGACAGGAATAACAGGGTCAATAACAATATCCACTGTGGGTACTGAAGAAATAAAACAATTTGCAGAAGACGCAAACTTTATTACAGGTGTTGAGTGTTATACTAGGATGTCTAATCCTGGTCAGTTTTCAAATATGTATGACAACGCTATACTTCTTAGTGGTAGAAAATTTTGGTACAGACAAGGTAAAAGAATATACTTATATAATAGTAATCATACAACTTTTACAGGTCAATCTTTAAGATTAAATGTTTTGCTTATAAAAGCCTCAAAAGATATTGATGATGTTCTAGAAGAATTTGCAGTACCACATGAATACGTTCCTGAAATGATTAAATCTCTTGTAGCTACATTTAGTATAATGAGGCAAGCACAAGAAGACCTTGTTAACGATAATATAGATATAACATAATGTATACAAAAGTAGAAGAAATAGTAAATGATGTAATAGTAGAAGAGGGAAAAACTAGTGAAAATGATTTCCTTAGATACTTTAAACTTGCACTTAATGGTTTAAAAGAACTTAATTTTGACGTAGGTGGTGGTATTAGAACTATAGAGCTTAAAGTTAGCTCCAACACTTTGACTGTTGATCTGCCTGCTGATTATGTAGATTACACTATGATTGGTGTTTATGGTTTAAATGGAGATGTTCACCCTCTTGGTTTAAGAAGTAGAAGATCTTTAATATCTACTGCTGCTAATAGTACATCTGTTAGTGACGATGAACTAGAACCACCATTTGAACAATATACTCAAAAATATGGTATAGGAGGTGGTAACAATGCAAATGGTTATTACAGAATAGATTATGAAAATAATGTAATACAATTTACATCTGACTTATCAGGAAAAAAAATAATATTAGAGTATATATCTAATAACCTTGTGCATCCTAAGTTTGGTGAAGTTATGGTTCATATTTATGCTGAAGAGGCTTTGAGATCTTATATATACTGGAAGTCTATAAGTAGAAAAAGAAATTTACCACCTTCAGAAAAATTAGCTGCTAGGTCTGAATATTATAACAATAAAAGATTAGCTAGAGCAAGGATGCTTAAATTTACTAAGTCTGAAGCTTTACAAACAATTAGAAAAGCATTTAAACAAGCTCCTAAAATTTAATACGTATGGCACAGGATAAAAGAACTTTCATAGGTGGCCTAAACAGAGATGATGACTCCAGGGTAGTTCCCAATGGAGATTACTTCTATGCACAAAATGTTAGAATAACATCTTCAGAAGATAGGAATAGTCAATTAGTAGAAAATCTTAGGGGTATGATTAAAGAAAATTATACTAGGGTATTTGGAAGTAAAGAAGGTAGCTTTGGTGGAAATGGTTCAGAATACAGGGTTATAGGTGCATATGAAGATGAGCCTAACAATAGTATATACTACTTTATATTTAGTGAGTTGTTTTTTCATATGATTCTAGAATATAATATAAAGACTGACACAATATCTACTGTATACAGAGATACAGGAACTCAAGACAATTTACTTAGATTTGATAAAGACACCTTAATAACAGGTGTAAATAGAATTGATGATTTACTATACTGGACTTGTGACAATACATATGTAAAATCTTCAGGTAAAGAGTTTGTTCATAAAGATAGAACAGAGTTTAATGAACCAAAATTTATAAATGTAGAAAAAGCTAAAACAGGATTTAATACTTATTATGATGGAAATAATTATTCAGTAAATCCTAGAACTGATTTTCCTTTAGAAACATCTTATCCTTTTGAGTTTTTTACTAGTAATGTGGATGCGAACGAAGATGTAGATAGTTGGAGAAAAAGAGCATATATAAATGTCCACAAAAGAAGACCTAAGCATGCTCCTGTTTACTTTCCACAAACTCCACTTACTAATAATACTAGTGCAACTATAAATGTTAATGACATAGATGGTGACGCAAAATCATTTGCACCTGGTGAAGTAGCTAGTCATAATATTTCTTTTGATGTTGTTAATGCTACAAGTGGTCTAGACTTAGCTTACAAAAAAAATAATATTTATGGATTCATTTGGCAGTTTGCTTACAGATATGTTTATAGAGATAATGAATTTAGCTCTTGGTCAGAGTGGAGTGCTGTAACACCATTACCACAATATTATCAAAACGCAGAAGACAAAGATAAACAAAACTTATACAACGAATTAAGAATATGGTATCATAATGGACCAGGTGATGTTAAACATATAGAGATAGCTGCTAGAAAATGTCAATACGCAAAAACAGCACCAGACAAAGGAAATCAAGGAGAGTATTATTTAATAGCAACTGTTGATAATAATTATTATGATTCTGATTTTTCAGCACCTACAGTTGTAAATATGCAACACCCTGTAAGTGGTGTCTATGCTGTTACTTCAAATAATGTTCCTTATATAAAAAGCATGGCTGCTGATGGGTCTTCTATAGAATATAGTGATAGCCCATTAGGGTTTTTTGATTTTAGGAATGATGGTGTTTACACTCAAGTAGACCCAGTTCAATTTAGTAAGCTATATGATAGGGTTCCTAAGAGAGCAAAATCACAAGAAATAATAAGCGACAACAGAATAGCTTATGGTAATTATACTGATGGTTTTGACCAAGTCCCTATTCATTTTGATTTAATACCATTATATGGGGCAGACCCAGGGTTAGTTATTATAGACCCTTCTGGTCAATCTTTGTCTGATGGTATATCTTTTGGTGGAGAAGAAATAATTAATGCTGACCCAGATAATGTTAATCAGTTTAGTGAGGAAAACTATGGTGAGCCTCCACAAGTTAATATAACTTATAATAATGCAGACGTTGACAACACTGACCTTTTTCCTGATGCAGATGAAAGTTTAACAAATTCACGTGCTATATGTTATAACGCTGATGCAGTTAAGGTAACATTAACGTACAGTTTTCCAACCATAACCACTCCTGGTCAAAAAATTAATTTAGATTTTAATTATAGAATAAGTTTTAAATATTTTCATTCCCCAAAAATAGGTAAAGACGATATAGCAAGATGGCCAGCTACTGATTGGTCAAATTCTTGGGAAGAATATAGGTATCAATTTTTTGGAGCACAAATTAAAAAAAGCTTTACAGTTGCTGCAGATGGTATAGATGGTGTAGTTGATAATTTTGTTGATTACATTAATGGGATTCAAGCCCAAACAACTTTAGATGATAGTGGTCAAAGTGATGACCCAGAAGCTGAAGATTACAACCCAAACTTTGGTCAACCTGTAAAACATTATTTTTTAAATGATGATGGCACACGTAATACAGATCCAACTACTGGATGTGCAGAAATGAGAGTTAAAGCAGAACAAGATCCTAATGATACAAGTAAACTTCTTATTCATTTAGTGCCACAAGGTCAAAGAGTAGCTAATGATACTCCTGAAGAAGATGGGTCTTGTGTCCCTGATGAATTTAATGATACAGCGAGTGCTACTTATGTTCCAGAAAATGATGGAAACAAGTTTGCATGTTTAGGTGCTGCAGATGCAGATACACCAACTGACTACACATTATTAGATGGTGAAAGGGTTACTAATCTACATGTTTGGAGATGCTCTAATGGATTTAATAATAATTCTTACGCAGATTTTACTGAGTGTTTAACTTCAAGTAGTATAACAGGAGGAGGTTGTAGAGATGGTGGTGAAAAATGTCTATTTTCTAAAATTTCAACTTTATTTCCAGATGGTTCAAACGAAGGTCTTATAGATAATTCAACTATGAGTACAGTGGCTGGTGGTAATAATCCATGGTCAGAGTTTAGTGATACTAACATGTCATTTACTCAAATGCAAACATGGTCAGCAAATGTTAGTTCTTTTAAGTCTGGTGCATGGCACAGGTTTGGATTAGTATATTATGACAAGGAAGGTAGAAACTCAACAGTTATGTTACAAGAGCCTTCTAAATCTTTTCCTACAAGGTCATCATCTACTTATGTTAAGTTTCCACCAGAAAGAATAAACGAAACATTTTTATCTCAAGTTTATAACAATAATGGTATAACCAATAATGCACTAACAGAGTCACAAAAATTATATCCAGTAGATATAGGGTGGAGGATATGGCACAAACCACCTATATGGGCTCATAGCTATCAGTGGATGTATGCTAGAAATACCTCAGTTGGTAAGTTTATGCAATTCACTATAGATAAAGCATTTATAAACAAAGGTGCTAAACCAGGAACTTCTGCTGCAGACTCTCAAGCTGACACTAAACTTTATATATCTATGAATACAATGGATGGAAGAATATGGAGTTATAGTCAGAGAAACAGGTCTCTTGTTGGAGATTGGAGTTTTGCAGAGGGAGATAGAATGAGAATAATTACACAAATAGACTCTAGTGGAACTGCTGTTACTATGCAAAACCCTAGCACTGGTCAACCAGAATATTACGATTTTAAAATTAGTGAGATAGGAAGGTATCCAGGCGAATTAGTATTTGACACTGATGACACCAATTCAAACGAAGTAGATGGTATAAGTTCTAAAGTAAAACTTTCTCCTGACTCTCCAGTTGGGGGAACTGCAAACAATCCTGAAACAGCAGAGCTTGGTAAGTTTATTATTTTAGATGAACCAGCTATAGGTGGTGGATTTAGTGTAGCTGATGCTGACCAAACAACAGGTAAAGTTAAAGCTTGGACAGGTTGTATAATAGAAATATACAGACCAAAAAAGAATCTTAATGAAGATGAGAGTTTATATTATGAGTTCTCTGAAAAGTTTAATATATCTGACCCAGGAACAGATCAGAGAGCACATATAGGTAATGGTGGAGACCAATCAAATGTTTACACTGTTGATGGTGATGGAGTAGAAACAACATATAACGCTGGTGGATTACCTGCATCAGGTAAGTTTATTAGAGGTGATATTTGGTATAAACCAAGAGTAACAAGAAGTGTTGATGAAACTGGTAATGCAACATTTATAACTGGGTACTATGAAAGTTACTTCTTAAATGACTTTTTAAATACAAATCACATAAATATAGGTAGACCTAATTTAAGCTCTGAATATGCAACAGAATTAAAAAGAATTGCATCAGTAACTTATTCTGATGTATTTCAGGTAGATACACAATTTAATGGCTTTCATTCTTTTGCTTTTAGTCAAAGACCATACATTGATTATGATATATCTAAAGGCTCAATACAAAAACTTATATCTAGAGATACAGATTTAATTTTACTTCAAGAAGATAAAGTTAGCACTGTGTTAGTAAACAAAGATATTATAACAACACCAGGTGGCGATACTGGCATAGGATTATCTAAAAATGTATTATCTGAAACTGCTAGACCTGCTACTGGAGAATATGGGGTTTGTACTAATCCTGAGTCAGTGGCAGTTCATGGTAAGTCATTCTATTTTATGGACATAAAAAGGGGTGCTGTATTAAGATATGCTAATGATGGACTTACTGCTATATCTGAATATAAAATGGTGGACTTTTTTAGAGATAAAATGGATCAATATCAAGCCATAGTAAATCCTGACAGGTTAGGTGGTGAACTTAAAATAGTTGGAGGATTTGACCCTAGGCATGGTGAATACGTATTAACATTTCCTAGTATTTACAGTACAAACACAGGTATTACAAATATAGCTAGAAATCAATTTTCTAGAGCTGCTGTAAATTTTAATGCAGCCTCAACACTTCAAGATGGAAGCACTGCTTATGAATTTGATAAAATACCAGTAAAAGATGAGGAAAAAGATGAAGTTTATGATGAAGATAAAGTTGTTATAGTTATAGACAATGGTAGAGAACAAGAGGCTAGTGGAGTAACTTTAGCATTTAATGAAAAAGCAAACAGATGGACTAGCTTTTATACATTTTACCCAGAATACTATTCTAGCATACAAAGAACTTTTGTTAGCTTTAAGTTTGGTAATATATATAGGCATGACGCTGACGCTACAAATCATTGTATGTTCCACGAAAATCCTTATCCAGAAGAAACAAGACTAAGCTTTACTTTTAATAGTGATGCTTCTAGTGTAAAAGGATGGAACAATATTTCTATAGAGGGTATAGATAGACCAGAAATAATACCAATAAAAGGTAGTTTTATAACGACCAACTCAGGTTCTACTACAGTTGCAGGTACAGGAACAACCTTTACAGATAACGATATAGAAGTTGGTGACACTATTAATTTTTATAACGCATCAGGTGTTGCAACACAATTAGGTACAGTAAGTGCAGTTGCTAGTGATACATCTATAACCCTTACTGCTAATGCTACTTCAACAAATGCTGCTCTGTATGGTGCTTTTATTATAACTGCAAATGATACGTTATACAAAACTAAAATGACAACTAATCTAAACTCTACTACATTAACGCATAGAACATCATATAATAATGATTCTCAGTCTGGCAACTCTCAAGTTGCAGGTTCATGGGTAATGAGAGAAGATGTTGGTAGTGCTAAAATACCATATGGGGAAACTAGCTCTGTTGGTGGTGAGTATTTTGGTTTAGGAAAATGTTCTACAAGTAACTCTGCTACAACTTTAAAAGGTAATACTTTAGCAGATGGTAGTGGTACATCAACTAATACAACTTTTACTACTGCTGGAGTAAATATTGGTGATTCTATATTTTATGACAATAATGGTACAGAAACCCTTGTTGGGGTAATAAGTTCTATTACTGATGATGATGATATAGTTTTAGCTTCAAACGCTACAGCTTCTCTTGCAAATACATTTATGTTTGTAAAGAAAAACTCTAGAATAGAGGGTGATAGATTAAAAGGTCATTTCATGGATACAGAGCTAACTAAAAGAACAAAAGATAAAATTCACATATTTGCTACCAACGCAAACGTAAACAAGAGTGAATTAAGTAATAAATAGAAATTAATTACTATATTTGTAAAACTATGGCTAAAAAGAAAAAAAAGTTATTAAAAGGATTAAGAGGACCAAGTTACTTTATTGGAGGAATAATAGCAGGATTTGGTGCTAAAAAGAGAGCTAAGGAAGGTGAGGCTAAAGCTAGAGAGGCTATGGCTGCTGCTGCTGCCCAAAGAGAAGCTGAGAAAGCAAAAAGACAAACTCTTGCTTTATCTCCTGAAGTTGAAAAATTAAAAGAAGGCTTGGGTGGTGATGAAATACAAAGAAGACAAGAAGCTGCAGAAAGAATGAGAGCAGGTGCTACTGCTGCTGCTACCAGAGGTGGAAGTAGGGTAGATCCATTTGCTGCTGCTCAAGCTGGTTCTCAAGCTGAGGGTCAATTAGCCACAGATCAAGCTACTGCTCAAAGGTCAGGGTTACAGGCTGCACAAACTGAAAGAGCAGATCTTAGAAGAATACAAGAAGAAAGAAGTACAGCAGACATAGCACAAGCAGAGACAGAAAGATTAGAAGGTAGAACAGATGTTATGAGTGCTCAACAAAGTGCTGAAGCTGCTAGGCAACAAATATATGGTGGAATAGATGCTGGTATTGGTCTAGCTACAGGTGGTATGTTTGGTAGAAAAGGTGCTGTTGTTAAGAAAGGATTAAAAGAAAGAATGAAGAAAAGAAAAATGCAAGTTCCAGCAGAAGAGCCTGAAGTAACACCAGGAGAGTTTTCTCACGAAAAAAACCCAATAGATTTAGTTCAAAGAGATGGAAATGGAAAAGGGGAAAAAATAGGAGAGATGACTGGTGGAGAAGCTATAGTTCCTCCAAAGAATGTAAAGCAAATAAGAGACTTGATAAGAGAAAAAGATGGTGATGAGTTAGTATCACTAATGGATAGACTTTTAACAAAATGGGATAAGGAAGCTGAAGAAAACAATAAAGAAGAAGCAAAAGCTAGACATGGTGCTGTTCACAAACCTAGACTACCAAGATTTAAAAAAAGAAGTTCAATAATTAGTTAAAATTTTTATATGCCTTTTGCAGATGTATCAGATATTATAGGTAAAAGAAACTTAGTACAAGAAGCTCAACAGTGGGCTCAACTAGGTCTTGAGAAGAGAAAAGTGGCCATGATGGAAGAAAAGGCTCAAGAACAAAGCAAGGTTAAAAATTATGAATTTAATCAAGCTGAATTTGGAGTTAACAATCCATACTTTAGCGACCAAATGAGAAACCTTAACGATAAGTCTTATCAGTGGGTTTTAGCTAATGCTGATCTTTTAAAGATAGATCCTACTAGTCCAGATGCTTCACCAGAAGTTAAACAAGCACATAGAATAAATGCTAACCTTCAAATGTCTGCAAAACAGATTAGCTCTATATCTACAAATTTATCTAATAAGTATAAAAGTAACTTGAATAAAATGAATAATCCACAGACAAAAGATCTGTTTAATAATTCAGAAAATGTTTCTTTAATGCAGGGTGTTGAGAATCTTTGGAAAACTTTTGGGGCAGATGGTAGTATGTTTTTTGATATTGATTTTAATACAGGTAATCTTGTTATTAAAGAAAGACAAAAGATGCAAGTACAAGAAGCAAATGAAAATGGAGAACTTCTTTTTATTAATTCTGATGGTAAAAAAGTAACACAGGATGATGATGCGTTTGATGAAAACTCACAACCATCAATGGTAGAGGGAGAAGAGTTTGACGAAGAAAATGTTAAAACCATGAATTTAGATGAGTGGAGCAACAGTGTATTAAAAGATGTTGTTCCTCACGATAGTAGTAAAGCAGTATCATATAAAGATATATTTAGAACTATTGATGGTACTGCTACTGCAGAGAACCCTAAAGATCAGTTAAACGAAAGAGAGATGAAGTCATTAATACAAGATAAGATACTTGGACCTGGTGGTATTTACTCCCCTGATGGATCATATATTTTATCATCTGATGGTAATGCTATACTAAGACAATGGAAGCAAGAAAATCCAAATTCAGATTTACCATCTATGGATGAGTTAAAAAACTTTGCTTTTGAAAGAGCTCAAGCAGAGTATCAGACTATAGCTAGAGATACATATAAGCCACCTAAAACAGAGGAAGTAGACTTAGGTATATATAGTGATCCACAAAGATTTAATCGACTTTATACTGAAACTGATGACATTTCAGAAAATTATATATTAAGTTCACCATTAGCTATTGGTACTAGAACTGGTGGGATAAAAACAACTTCAAACTTAAGTAATGTTTTTATGCCAGATAATATGGACAATTTAGAATCTTTCTTACAAACAGAAGAGGGTAAAACAACAGGAAAAAAAGAATTTGATATTTTGGTTAACACCATTGGTATAAAGCGTTCTGCTATAAAAACGATGGAAGATGGTTCTGAAAAACAAATTTATTTAACTAAACAACAAGAGGAAATGTCTGATAAACAACTTAAAGAACTAGGAATAACTCCAGGTGATTGGGCTCAAGTTGCTATAGGTGTACTTACCCCCTCTGTTGCTGGGGAACAAGATAATAAAGCGTTAGGTAATTTATCAAAAAATAACGTGTTACCAAAAGATGCTAAAAGCAGCTCTGCAATAGTTGTATTACCTATTAACAAGATTTTAGGAAAAGTTGGGACTGATGACTACCCAATAATAAGTACTTTGGATGAAGTACAAAAACGAAGAAATAGTGCTAATACATCTAGTAGTATTGGTACTTATGACAATTTATAAATTTTAATTAATGGACAAGTTACAAGCTCTATATGACAAATTATCAAGTGATGGTTTATACACTAAATCATTTGATGAGTTTGTTACTCAATTCTCAGAGCCTTCAAGTCAACAAGCTTTACACGAAAAGCTTTCTAGTGATGGTTTATACACAAAATCATACGAAGATTTTCAGAATCAGTTTTTTTCTGAAGTAAAAAAAAAAGACCAGCCAGAACAACCAGACGATTCTTCAGTTGTGGAAGATGGTACGTCAGGTGTGGAAGATGGGTCTTTGGACTCTGGAGAACAAGAGGATGAAGTAATAAATCAAATATTTCCTGAAATAAAAGATGCTGATGGCAATAAATTACCCACTAATTTAAGTCCTGATGACACCTCTTATATGGTTGATATATCTCAGGCTTTTCCACAGATAAAAAACCTACCAAGTGAAAAAAAGAATTTTAACTCAAGATTAGTAGACCCTAAAGTTGCTCAGTTCTTAGCTGAGCTACAGGAGATATATCCTGAAGAAGACTTTAACAACTTAGATATAACTAGTTTATTTAGAGATCAAAAACATCATAGATTTTACGAAGCTGAGAGAGAGGGTAGAAAACCTGAATCTAATGTTCACTCTAGACATAAACATGGTTTAGCTATGGATGTAGCAGGTGAATCAGGAAAAAAGTTAATGACTTTTTTATATGAAGACCCTAAAGGACAAGCTCTTGCTAAAAAATGGGGCTCTGGAGGTAACTTAAAAAATGGTATACATGACGAGTATGGAGACATGTATAAAAAACAGCACAATTTAAATCACTTACATTTTAGCTTTAAGAGAGGTCAGATAGATAACACTGACTACGTACAAACAAAGGTAAATATAAATAAAAAACCAGAAATAAATTTAGGAGAAGATGTTGATTTAGGGGACTTTGCAAAGGCTTCAATAGAAGAAGTAGTAGAAGAAACAACCCCTGAAGAGGAGGGTAGTATGGACAACCCAGGTCTTTATGGTAGATTTAATTCACAAGAAGTAGTAGAGAACCCTGAAATATTTGATGAGTATTCTATAGACTTTGAGCTACAAAAATTATACAATCCTGAAATCACAGAAGAAGAAAAAAACACAACAATACAAAACATAAAAGAGAAAGCTTACAATGCAGAAGGCAATCAAAGACTTGTGCATAAGTTTCCTGTAAAAGAACTATTGGGGTCAGATGGTAAAGCTTTAGTTGGTGGTAGAGACGTTTACTTAACTTATGACGTTGATGACAATGGGGAGAAAACTTACAAAGTTGTAGATCCTATTCTTGGTGAATTTGTCTCCTCTAGTAAAACAAAGCAAAATACCATAAGAGAATTAAATAAAAAAATTCAGCAAAAGAGATCTGAAGCTGATGAAACTAGACCAAGGCAAATAAGTTCTTTTAAAGGTATGCCAGTATTTGAAAAAGAATCAGAGGAACATGCAAAAATAAAAGAAGAAATATTTGCTTTAGAATCTCAATTAAACGAATTAGTTTCTTCACCTTCTGGTGAAAGAGACGCTTTAGTTCAATGGATGTTATCTAATCAAGCTACTTTTTTAAGTAAAGGTGGAGAAATGAAAGATCTTTCAGAATTTAATAAAGACTCTAAAGGAGAAATAGGTTTGTTTTTAAATGCTATGAACACAGCTTATAATGATGCTCCATTTACAACAGATACTCCAGGTGAATTGTTAAGCATGGACATATTAGACTATGATGGTTACACAGAAGGAGAGGGTTTAACAAGCTTGTTAACTAATGAAGCTTCAGACTTAAAAGGTATATCTGTTAATCCAAGGACTATATTAGATGATCTTTTAGGGGAAGAAAAAATTGAATATGAAGGTAGATTATCAGAGCAAATAGATGCAATAAAAATGATTAACAATGATGAAACATTAAAGCTTTATTGGCAACTATATAATTTTAGTGGTTTTGATAATAATTTTACATCTGAAGATTATAAAAGATTACAATTTTTAGATAAAAAATATGGAGACAAAGTTTATAATAAAAAAAACACTAACCCTGCAGAAATAATAAAATGGCTTGAGTTACAAGAAAGAAGACAAACTGCTTTTTCTATTTGGTCTGCAGATCAGTTAAGAAAAGTTACAGAAAGGGTAACGTCTAAATTAGAAAAAAATGGAGGATTAAAAGAATTTAATGACTTAATAGACGAGGTTGGATCACTAACAGATGAACAAATTATTATAAAGAATAAAATAGACAAGCCTCAAGGTTATATTTATTTTGATAAAGAAGAGTATGAAGAAGATCAAAAACTTTTAGAAAGGTTTAACGAAATAAACAAAATAAAAAAAGAATTAGAACAAGAAGGGGAAGATTTAAAGAAAAAGTACCCTGAGTTTAACACTTTTGATGGCATAAATAAAACACAAGATATTTTAACAAACCATGCTTTAGCTTTAAACGAACAAAGAGGTCTTTTGGAGGAGCACGAAAGATGGAAAAGAAACGCAAAAAAAGAAGCAGATGAAAAATATAAAGATAAAAATAGTGTTGGGAAAGCTCTTTCTTGGCTTGGTGATTCTGTTTTTGAGGGTTTTGCAAAATTAGGAAAAAGTATTGTCCTTGATTTTCCTAGATTATTAGATGGGTTTTTAAGAAATGAATACAATGAACTTGACGCACTTAGTGATGGTGCTAACGATTTATTTAATGATGGACTTAATAGAGTTTTTGGAGACGATAGTTTAAATCAAAAAGGTGCTGGGGGTTTTAGTCAATATACTGTTGATATGGGAAATGGATTTAAAGTAATGGTAGACAGAACTGGGAATCCTTTGGAAACTTATTACGAGGATGATGATGGTTTTATGATTAGAACAGATTATGATAAAAATCAAGAGTTAATAAAAAAATACACAGACAATAAAGATGAATATGAAATAAAAAAAGAAACAAATTACACTGCAGGATTTAATATGTTAACAGATGCTGTAACCACATTTGCTGGTGATGTAGCTTTAACCTATGCTACTCTTGGGGTTGGTTCATCAGTTGGATTAGGTAGAATTGGAGTAGGTAGCACCAATACCTGGAGAAAAATTGCTATGGGTACTTCCATGTGGATCAATCATAGTGGAAACTTATACAATATGGCTAAAGAACAAGGAATGACTGATAGGGAGTCCTCTTCCTATGCAACCTTAATGAGTGTACTTTTTGGGCTATCTAATGCTTATATATCACCTAACCTTGGAATACTTGGAGCCACACCTAAAATGGCTAAAGGTAAAACAAACACTGCTATGCTATCTATGATACTTGGAAACGCATCTAAGCAAAACACTTTAAAAGCAACTAGTAAACATATGTTAATAGAGGGGTTTAAAGAGGGAGGTCAGGAACTAGTTGATGAAAATCTTCAGTCTTTAGTGGGTCAAGTTTACAATCAATATAAAGGGACTGACTTTGAAAAACTAAACTATGACCAAGCAAGAGATGCTGCTATAGCTGGTTTTGTTATTGGTTCTGTTGCTTCTATATCATCAAGGCCTACAACTAGCTCTATGCAGGTAGCATCTTTACACAAAGCTTATAAGTATAAAGATAATGTATTTCAGTCTTTAGATAAAATGGTTGGTGAAACTATTAATCTTAATGGTAAAAGAGTAAAGTTAACTAAGTCTTTTATTAATAGTAGAAAGCAAAAGTTAAATAGATTGTTTGAACAAGTTAATTCATTAAAGTCCCAGCCAGGAGTTAAGTTAAATAATGAAAGTGAAGCTATATTATTAGCCTTAATAAATAGAAGAAATAACGTAGAGGCTTTTCAAAATGATAAAAAATTTGGTCCTAAATTTAAGCAAGAAATGGAGCAAATAGACAATCAAGTTTCTAGATTGTTAAATGGAGAAAGTGTAGACTCAATATTTTATAAAGAAAGTTCTTTTGATAAACTAGGCATAGATAGTAGTAAAGTATCTTACGCAGGTAAACTTGCAGAAAGACTATTTAGAACAGGTGGTAAGTTTAGTAGGTCAACTAAAGCAGCAATAGAACAAGAATTAGAGTCAGATATAGATGCTTTAAACAACAAAAAAAAGCCAACACCTGAAGATAAAAAGATACTAAGAACGTATAAATCATTATTAAAAAAAGTTAAAAAAGTAAAACCTGATATAAATGAAGAAATCACAGAAACAACCAAACTTGCAATCCAAAAAACTTCCCCTGGACTTAGAGCTAAAATTGAACAGCTTGTCGAAAGACTTAAAAGTAAAGGTATTACAGAAAATTTTGGAAACTTATCAGCCACAGAAGAAATCTCTATAGATGATACATCAACATTTAAAGATGCTCTTGGTAGAACAATAAAATATGGAGGTAGAAATGGTAAATTGGTCTTAAATAAAAATGGTCAATATGCAATAGAATCTGGTGGCAGAAAATATAAAATAGACAACGCAACAAATAGAAAGATGCTTAAGACAGTAGGGGTGGGCATAGACCCTGTTGTGGTATCTATAGATGGAGATAAATTAGTAGTTAACAGAGGAAAAGAAAAAAGAGTATTAGAGGTAGTTAGGGGGGCAGGAAATAATGTAGGTGGAGTATTAACTGTTGATAATGACACCTTCTCTGATAAAAGAAAACTAAACAGAATAAGAAAACAACTTAACAAACTATCTGGACAATATGCTAATGGTGAAATAAATTTAAGCACATTTAGAAATGAAGCAAGTAAAATATCTGGAGTTGAATTAATAACTGATAAAGACATATCTCTTGATGTAGCAGCTAATCAATTAATATCTCAAATAATGAACTCTATTGATGTTGCTTCTATATCCATGAATGAGATAGATAACATTATAGCAGAGGCTCAAGATGAATTGGACACACTACAAGAGTTAGAAGGAAAGTTTCAAAAAGCAGTAACTAAAGAGGTTACTGATTCAAGAAAAGCTAGAGGGAAAGCTTTAAAACCAGGTAAAAGAGTAAAGAAGGGTCAGCAAACTCTTCTTGATATGTCCAAAAAAGAACCAAACAGAAGAAAGTCAAAGATATTAAAGATAGCTCATAATGTTATGTCCTCAATAGGATTTGATGTTGTAGTTCATAGTGATAGTAATTCTGTGTATGAACACTTTATTCTTAGTGGTCAAAGCCATCAATATGCTCAAAACGCAAAAAACTCTAGAGGTTTTATTTATGAAAAAAATGGAACTATACACTTTAATTTAGAAACAGCTAGTTTAAATACAATGTTTCATGAGGGTGCACATCCATTTGTTAGTGTTTTACAAAACCTAGCTAAACAAAAGGGCGATAAAGCTAACGATGCAAAAAAAATATTACAAGAAGCTAAAGAGTTTTTATCAAAAAGAAATATAGGTGCAGACAAAGACAATGGAACTTACATAGACTGGGCTGAAAGAAGTTATCCTAATTTATCAAAAGACGATCAACTAGCAGAGGCTTTAGCAGAATATCTTGGTGACTCTGCTTTAGAAGTTTATGAAAAAGACAATAGCTGGGCTAAAGGTATATGGAGAAGAATACTAGGTTTATTTGGTGTAAATGTAGATTCAGATTTTGATGCTTACTCTAAAACTATGGAGGAGGTGTCTGACTTAGGTGAGTTTACAGAAGTTTTTTCTACAAGTTTAGCTAGGGGCCAAGAATTAGATCCAGGACAAATAGAAGGCACAGATCCTAAATTTCAAGCAGGTACAGAGGTGCAGTTAAATAATTTAGAGCAAGCTGTGAACTCTATTCAAACAGATAGATCCACAAAACAAGAGATACTAAAACAAATAGATATACATTCTACTCCATTGACTAATTTAGAATTAACATTTAGTGGTTTAGAAAACTACTTAGAAGGACTAAAATTAAATTATGACGATCAACTAATTCCTATTCAGGCTGTCAAAGACTACATTAATATGAACAAGGTAAGTGTTGACGCTACAAAAGAAAATGAACTTAGCCTTAAAAATCCTATTATGGATCTAGGAAAAGTTAAGTTTAGAATGGATGACTCTATTGACGAGTCAGGACCTAGAACAATGGTTGTGGAGAACTTTGATGGTGTTGACTTTGGTAGTTTAGAAACTGTTTTCAAAAACATAATTAAGTATGCTGTAGATAGTGACGTACCTAGAGTAGTTTTTAGTAGTAATGTAATAACTAATGAATCGTCTATTGATGTTTTGGAAGAGGCTACGCAATCTATAGATCCTAATTCTGACATTGGGGTAACAGAGTTGGATGGAGAGTCTGTACCTCAAGTTGTGGTATCTAATGGTATGATTGAAAATACCACTAAAATTAACAACCCTAAGTTTCAAGCTGCTGGTAGAGATATACTAGATAGTCAAACTCAAACAAGATTTGGGATAATAGGAAAAAAGTTTGGATTCAATTTAAACACTATTAAAGATTGGTTTGTTGTAGGTGGTATTGGATCTGGTGCTGTAAAAGAACTTAGAGCCTTAACTAAAGGTAGGCAAAAATCATACATAGATAAAGGAGAGTATTTAGTAAAAGAGCTTCAAAAAGTTTTAAAAAAATATCCTGATATAACAATGGAAAATGTTAATGATGTTTTGACAGATCCTACTAATAGTAAAGGGGCCAAAACAATCAAAAGAAGTATAAGATTAATAAAAGAAGAAATAAAATCATTAGATGTCTTTAAAGAAAAGTCAGTAAAATACAAAAAACTAGAAAAGACTTTAAAATTAAAAGAAGAGCAGTTAAGAAACCTTTATGAAGGGCACAAAAACAAAAGAAAGCTTGATTCTATGCCAGATGATGTGAAAGAAAAAATAAAAGAGATTAGAGCATACATAGACAATTTAAGTCAAATGTTAATAGATTCTGGCTTATTAAGTGATGAGTTATCTGTATTTTACTCTGAAAATAAGGGTATATATTTAACTAGATCTTATAAAGCTCATCAACAAAAAGAACCTACAGGCTTTGCTGCAGGTGCGTTAAAATTTCTATCAGAAAAAGTATTTGGAAAAGAATTTCAAGATTTAGATTTAATAAAAAGAAATCACAAACTATACAATAGTGCTAAACAATTTTTTAGAAAACAAATATTTGACTCTATGTCTGATTCTGAGAAATCAAAAAGAAAAATTTCTAAACCTGAAGACGTGCCAGAATATGAAGTTGATGAGATAATAGGCGAGATACTAAATCCTGTTGATAGGGAGTCTCCTATTATGATATTAAATAAAGTTGGTCCACAAATAGCAAAATATTTAAAAGGAAGAAAAACAGAAGAACAATTACCAAAAATAATAAGAGATATTTTAGGTGAAGTTGACAATCCTTTCCTTAATATTTTAACTACTGTAACAAAACAAATTAATTTATTGGAGGGCTCTAGGTATCAAAACTTTTTAGTAGAAATGTATGAAGGCACACTTTTATTTGACCCATCTAAACCATTTCCTAAAGAGTTAAGGGATATGGGATTCACTAATAACGACTTAATAGATATACAGCTAATGGTTGATGGTGAAATGAAAACTTTTAGAACAGTAAAGGCTGCTGCTGACGCTATGTTAGGAAAAACAACACCAGGTCAAGTTGCTACAGCAGGAACTCAAGGAGTTCACAAAGCACTTCTTCATGCTTTTAATGGTTATTTTTATAGTTTAGGTTTATTTAAGTTATTTAAAACAGTATTTTCTTTTGCTACACAGGCGAATAACTTTAGGGCTAATATATTATATGCTCTTAGAAACGTTCATCTTAATTTCTATAAACATGGTTTTGATGGATTTACCACTACTTTTAAAGCTATGGGTAAATGGAATGATGCAAAAAAACAAGAACTATATAGAGAATTACTGGAGTTTGGAGTTATTGAGTCTGCAGGTGTATCAGAACTACAAATGATGCTAGAGGAAGGTGGATCTGATTTCTTACAAGATCCTAACTTTAATCCTATGCGAGAAATAATGGAAATTAAACCTGGATTTTTGGGTGCCAACTGGCTTAAAAGTGGTCTCTCTAAAGTTAAAAAAGCAGCTTTAGCTACTTATTTATTTGGTGACGCATCTTGGAAAGCTAATGCTTGGTTGCATGAAGTAGAGAGATATAAAAAAGTAGGATACAGTGACTTTGATGCAAAAAGAATAGCTTCTCAAATAGTAAGAGCAACTTATCCTACCTATGAAAATGTTCCAAAAGCAGTTAAAGCTGTTGGTTTGATTCCAGATGGTGGTTTATTTGTTTCTTATCCTTTTGAAGTATATAGAACTTCTTTTAATATGGTTGATAGATCTAGAAAAGAAGTTATGGAAGGAATAAAAAGAAAAAACCCAGAGCTTTTAAAGTTAGGAATGACAAGGCTTTTAAGTTCCACATTAGCCATGTTTCACTCTGGAGTTGTGGCTAAAGCACAGATAATGGCTTTTATGTTTTTAGTTAAATCTATAAAAACATTATTAGGAGACGAAGAAGAAGAAGAGGGAAAACTTGATGAGACAGGTGAATTTGTATTATCAGAGATGAATTTTGATTACATGCTTAATAATGAAATGAGTGAGGACTTTAGAATTTTTATGCCTCACTATTACGAAGATAATCATATTATGATAGTTAGTCATCCAGATACTGGGGTGTGGAAGTACATAAATGCAAGTAGAGAGGACGCTTTTGGAAATATTAAGTCAACTCTAAGACAATTTACTAATCCTATTGAGAATCCTACATATGATTATATTTTTCAAAACAAAACCATACATGCGTTATTAGGTGATTTTTTACCTGGTAATAAACAAAAAGTAGCAGAGATAATAGAACAGGTAAGAAAAAATGATAAAAACTTAGACAATGATTTTAGTGGAGACGTAATATGGAGAGAGGGAGATAGTGGTTTAACGAAACAGATAAAAGCTCTTAAACATATATATAAAGATTTTTCTCCAACTACCATTAAACATATAACAGATATTGTAAAAGCAGCCAATCAGCAACCTCAAGAGGGTATTAAAGAAGGTTGGAGAAGAGTAGAAGAAGGTGAAGAATTACCAAGACGTGCTGTAACAGAAAATTTGTTAGATGGTAGTGGTAAAATAGTTAAATTAAAAAGCATTGATGAAGATTACGATTTGGGTGTAGAAATTAGAAGAATACTTGGTTATAGTGAAAGTGAAATTGATTTAGCTAGACAGTTTAGATTTCTTTTAGGAGATGTCAATTTCAAAACAGAATTTAATATAAAGGAAAGTGGTAGAACTTATGAAGAAATGATTGATAAAAGTATAGACCTAATAAGTCACATTAGAGATGTATATAATATGTCTATGAAATATGGACTTGGTCATATGGAATATGTTGCTAGAGATAAAAGTATTGGAGTTATGAAAGGAAATGGTGGTATTGAAGTGGCCTTGACTATAATGAATGATTTGAAATTAACTAAAGATTTTGCTAACTTAGTAATATCAGATAGAAAAATAGAAGACATGCCTGAGTTCAAAGAACTGATAAGAGGATCTATTGAACGTAAATTAGGTGATGTAATTGTTTCTGATTCTAGAGAAGGTTATGAGATTTTATTAAAAAGACAAAAAGTAGAAGATAAAAGATAAATAATTATGAGTTACACAAGAGAACAAATAGAAAAAGCAGTAAAATCAAAAGGTTACGTTTGGTTTGAAGACAAAAACAATAAAGGTTTTGATGTTAATATTGTAGGTATTAGAAACTCTGATACTGGAGATGAAGTTACAAATAAGTTTGATGATAAAATTACTATATCATACAAAGAAGATGGCGAATGGAAATTTCATTGTTATGATTGTACTACAGACCCAGGAAGGTACTGGACCAAAAATATTATGAGAAAGGAAGGGGTGGCTATGATGAAGCCTGGACAGTACAGGCGTTCCCACAAAATTAGATTACATGCTGGTAAATATCCAGCGTTAGGTCAATGTGGTCCTGTCACTGTTTATAGAGACGCAAACAAAGATGATAGATACGACTTAGATGACAACAATACTCAAACAGGATTGTATGGTATAAACATACACAGGGCAACAGGTAGAAAGGGTAAGACTTCTACGCAAGTTGACAAGTGGTCTGCTGGTTGTCAAGTAATTGCTAACAATGACGATTGGCATGAGTTCTTAGATATATGCTATGAAGCTAAAGCAATTTGGGGTAATAAATTTACTTATACTTTAATAGAAAGTAAAGATATAGAGTCTTAAACATATAAATGTTAGTAAGTTTTGTAATTAATTAATATTTATTACAGATAATTTTTATTATATTTATACGTTTTTCATGTTAGTTTTGATTTAGGGGGGAGCACTTCTTTTTTTTAGTCCCCCCTTTTCTTTTAAAAAAGTTATGAGAGATTACAAAAAAGAATATAAAAAATTTCAAAGTTCAGAGAAATCTAAAAAGGATAGAGCTGCTAGAAATAGAGCAAGGAGAAGACTAGCTAGAAAAGGCATGGTAACAAAAGGTGATGGAATGGATGTTCATCACACTAAGGGTATTAATTCAGAAGAAGTTAAAGTAATAAGAAAATCTAAAAACAGAGGAATGCCAGGCGAAGGTGGTAGGAGAAAGGGCGTTAAAAAAAATAGATAATGTACCACAAAGAGAAAAAGAAAAAGCAACTAGGGATGAATCCTGGCACAGCTTCTAACAGGTTAAAAAAATCAATACTATTTTCTTTTGCTAAAAAACTAGGTCTCAACTGGTGTTACCAGTGTGGAACTGAAATAACCAACATACATAAGTTCACAGTAGAACATAAAACTCCATGGTTAGATTCTGATGATCCTAAAAAATTATTTTTTGATTTAGATAACATAGCATTTTCTCACGCTAGTTGTAACTATGCTGCATCTAGAAGCAGAAAAGCAAAGCCATGTCCTTCTGTTACAGCTTATAGAAATGGTTGTAGATGCGAGGGTTGTTTAGAAGCTAAGCGTGAATATAGAAGAAAGAAAAGAGAATTTAAAAATAAGTTAAATGAAAAAAAATTGTGAGGGACTTCCTGGATGTGGGAAGAAAAAAGATAAGTTAAGCTTATTAAAAAGAGCTCAAAACTTTATAGGTACGTCAACTAAACACATAGCTAATGGTCTTAAAAATGTTAGCGATACTGATTATATGATTAGAATAAGAACTTGTAACACCTGTGACAAATTATCTGGTGGTAATACCTGTTCACTATGTGGCTGTTACATGCCTACTAAGGCCAGATGGGAGGTTTCAGATTGTCCATTAAATAAATGGAAGAAATGAAAAAAATTGGTGTTGGCTTTCAGTTTTCTCATGGTATAGTGTTTGGAATCAGGCATTACGAACCAGATATGGAGTATAATTATTATGAAGTACAACTATTTTTAGGGGTAGTAGTATTCACAGTAACACTACATAGAGAATAACTATTTCTTATTTGGTATAAATACACCTTTGTCTAGGTCTACTACACCATCTCCATGTTTTTCTTTTAGCTTCTCAGCTATTCTTTGTTCTCTAGTTATATTACCTTTGTACTTAGCAGCCATATCTGACTCTAATTTATTAATATCAGATATTCTTTGCTCTAAGTTTATTCTTTCTAATTTTAAGTTTCCAAAGTCAAACATTATCTTGCTAACTTCGTTTCTTAATTTAGTTACATCTTTGATGATTGTTTCGTCAATTTTAATTTCTTTTGCCATTTTATTTAATTTTATTGTTTCTTAATTTTTCAATTGACCTTCCTCCAAAATAGCTACCCACGATTGTAATTAACACAATTTGTAACAGGTCAGCAAAGTGAGGCTTGACTTGAAAGTCTATGTACCCTGCATCAATAAATATTAACAACATAGTACAAGCTAACATAAATATAAGGGTCAATGGTCTTACATTTTTACTTAACCATGAATCAGAGTTCATATCAGCCTTCCATCTATCTGTTATGTTAGACTCCATTTGAGCTTGATGAGATAAGATCATCTCTTTTAATTTTCTTTTTGCTTCTAGTTTTTCTTCTTTAGTTGTAGTCAATGAGTCTAGAACACCACCTACAGAGTCTACTAGTTCGCTAGCACCTCCACTAAATATTTTTTTTAGTATTCCCATTTTTTTCTTTAATTAATTTTATAGTTTGTAATATCTGTTTTTTACTCCCAGGCATGTAAAGATCGTAATTTAACTTGTTTTTTGCAAGATATTGTTTAAAAAGTTTCCATTTGACGTTAAAAACGTCAGACTTCAACCCTTTTACCTCTATTATCCAACCTTGCTTAATATTAGTGAAATCAGGCACATAAGTTATTGACCTTACTGACTGTGAAGCCTCATCATAAACTAACTTACCTTTCTTTTTTCTTTTTTCTATAGAGCTTCCATTATATTTAAACTTATCCATCAGGACAAACTTCTCTTTTTCATAATGAAACTTTATGTTAGCCTTCCTTAATTCTATAGATGTAAAGGCCTCTAACCTTGACCTATATTTTATACCATCAACATTAGTGACCTTGACATTTTTTATCCTACCTTTTTTGCTCATGTAGATATTCTAAATTTATATAATTTATTCCTTTATCGTAAAATCCTGTTACTTCATTAAAATCATAATAGTAAAGAAAATATCCCCTCTCTGTATTAATTTTACATGCGTTCTCCCTATGAACAGTGTAAAGATAATTCCCATCACTAGCTTGCTTAATAAACACCCAGGGGTAATAAACTCCCCAGTTGTGTAATTCATAAATAACTCTGAATCCATTTTCTGTTATGTGTAAAAACGTTGTATCCATATAAGTTACATTTTTAATAGCCTTACCATTAGAATTGTAATCTATGTAAACAGAATGTGTTGATTTATAATACCCTTCTTTGACCTGAGCTGAACCTTGAAACGTCAAGGCTACCAGCAAAATAAAAATCGCTTTTTTCATATTTAATTATTTTGGTTATTAATCTTTATATACATCATTACTCATTCCCATATCTTGTCTCCATTTCCAGCCTGTAATTTCAAGCTCTATCTGTGTTGATGATCTTATTTTTTGAGCTATGGAGTTTTTTAAATATCCATCTTTATTCAATTCTTCTACAGTATCTCCAACAGCACAAGAAACAAAAGTTCCTTTTTTGTATTCTTTAGCTGGCCTTTTGATTCCCTTTACTACCCTTACGTTTCTCCATTTATACTCAACTTCTATGTGCCATATTCTTTTTCTCATGCCTTCTTTTTTATTTTACCTATGTAACATAAGTCTATTGTAGGGACTTTAGTAAACAAATCTTTGGCTCCAGGCCTGCTAGATAATTCATAAACATTCCAGCCCATAACTTTGTCTACACATTTTTCATGAATCCAATCTTGTAGATTTTCTTTCTTTACTTCAATCCAGTAGTCTTTAGTTTCAAAAGCAAAGCCATCTGCGTCTCCATATAACCAACCTTTTTTGCCTTGCACATTTTTAAACTCTACAAAATGGATGTTTTCATCATCTTTCTTTATAGCTTTAACATCTATCTTATAACCCTCTACTTTAACGTCCCAATGTTCTTTTATATCTTGCATCTCTGTTGGCCATTCTACATTAACATAAAGTTTAGCATAATTTTTTTCTGCTTTCTTTCCTCTAGCTACATCTATAGCTTTTTTCTCTTTACTTTTGTATCTCATGAAACTTAGTTAATTCTTTTTGAAACCTTAATCCTAATACACCTGTTCCTACATTTCTACCCTTAGCAAATATAACCTCAGCTAAACCCTCTGTGCTATTACCATTTTCATCTGTATCTATACCATAATACTCAGGTCTATATATTAAAACAACCATATCTGCAGCTTGCTCTATCTCACCAGATTCCCTAAGATCAGCTATAGTAGGTCTACTTTCTGCTCTTTGACCAACACCCCTATTAAGTTGTGATAGAGCTATGATAGTTACTTTAAGCTCTTTTGCTACGTTTTTTAAGGCTCTTGCTACTTCAGATACCTCTTGCTCCCTACTTCTTCCTTTCTTGTTGTTTGTTACCAACTGCAAGTAATCTACCATTACTAACTTTACTTTTTTGGTTATAACATACTGTCTAATTTTATTTACTAAATATCTCAGTGATGAGTTATTGCAGTCATCTATATAAATAGGTGTTTGCTCTATCCTTCCTGCAGATTCATGTATTTTACCTAGTTCTGCTTGATCTAAGCTTCCTTTTAGTATCCACTTGTTATCTATTCCTGAATCAGATGAAATTAATCTACTTAATAATTGTTGGTTGCTCATCTCATATGAAAACAAAACTGTAGGTACTTTACCATAAAAAGATGCGTTAAAAGCAAAGGCCAAAGCTAATGATGTTTTACCCATGGACGATGCTCCACCCACTATAACTAAATCTGTTTCTTGCCAACCACCTGTAAACTTATCTATATTATTAAATCCTGTAGTAATACCATTCAATCCTTTGTTGTTCATTTTATATTCTATAGACTTCAGTAAGTCAGTGATCTGATCTTTTATTTCTACTACACCTTCATTGTCTATGCTCGATATTTTTACAACCTCTTCATCTACATAATTCATAATCTCAAAAACATCCTCGTCATCACTAATCATTTTATTTACTTTAGAAGTAAAATCTTTTAGTTGTTCCTTTTTCTTGTATTGATTTAAAACAAGAACACAAGTTTGAGCCTGTGTTTCTAGCATAGCGTCCTCTTTCATCATAACTGCCACATCCTCTATGTTGTCTATACTATCTGCTAAGTCAACTATATCTATCTTATCTCCCTTGTCTAACTTTTCAGACAAAATGCTATACAAACGTCTATTGAATACATTAGAGAATAGGTTAGGGTCTATTAAAGAGTGATTGTTATAATACTCTTGTGGGTTGTTTATTATTTTACCTAATAATGTTCTTTCTATTTGTTCTCTATTTATCAACATTTGTAAATTTTGGTTTTTGATATACTTGTTTTGTTTCGTTTGATATTATTTCATTTCTCCATGCCTTTTGATATATCCATGTAGATGGATTCTTCCTGTATTGTTTATCAGGAGTAGACTTTACATACATAGGTAAAACACCTAATGCCTCGCCCATATCTACCATAGATAACTTCATCCACTTTTTAAGGGCATCATCCCTGTTTATTTTTTTATCATACATTTCCCAAAACTTAAAAAACATTTCTTGTTTTTCTGCTAGTTTTTGTTCTGTTGGTTTTGTTACTGGATCTGTTGTAGCATCTCTAAATGAGCTAGCTACTCTATTGAAAACATCACTTGCTGTTTCCTCAGAATCGTATATTTCTTCGTGTTTCCTAGATGATATATAAAATATAATTTTAACACCATCTAAATAATACTGCTCTATACTAGAGCTTTCTATAAATGAATCTCTGTTAATTTTTATTAGCATGCTGTTAGTTTTGTACCCAAGGGGGGATAACCCCCCTTAAGTAATTTATAAACAATTAAAATGGTAAATCTTTAGAATCTTTTCCTTTATTTGAATCTGGTTCAAAGTCATTGATTCTAACTGAATGAGTTTTACCATACTCATTAGCACCACCTTTTAAAGCTGATATAGTAAGGTTAATATATTTTTTACCTTCATAATCATAAACGTGATCCTTAATTTTATCTAAGTGTAAAGTAAAGTTAACGATAGACCCTCCATCTGAGAAAGTCACCTCTTTACCATTTCCACAATAAATAGTTTCTTTAGTTTTTTGCATTTTTTTTAAATTTTAAATTAAACAAATAAATAATTGAAGGCCCAATTTGGGTCTACATTTAACATCTCAGAAATTAATCTAATCTCTTGAGCTGTAAACAACTCAGGCTTTAAAACCTTTTTCGTTGTTGTTGGTCTTGACCTAGAAATATAGGTTGATACTTCTTGTAAAGTAATTTTTTTGTTTTTTAATTCTGTTCTTAGTTTACTCATAATATTGATTCTATATAATAATTATTAATATCGCTTTCTTGCCTTATAAAGTAATTATTATAAGTTTCTAGCAGTTTTTTATATTTTTTTCTTCCTTCTTCTATAAACTCGCTACTACACATATATACTCCTACATCATAAGGAGCTTGTTTTTCTATCACAATAAACCAAAATTCATCACCACCAAAACCATCTGTATAAAAAGCTGCTTGTCTATCGTACCCATATTTATAACAAGATCTCCTGAAAGATTCCTCATTGTGTTCTTGCGTAGTCTTTAAATCTATTAGCATCTTAACTCCATTAACATTTTTTATCATGTCTGATTTACCCTTGCAATAAACTCCAGTTTCGCTGTCTTGCCAACAATTTACAGCCTCAGGTACACCATCTGTAATAAGATCTTTTACCCTAGGTATACTCATTAATTTATCAAACATCCTAAAAATAGATTCGTATTCAGAAGACGATATAATAGTTTTTTCTGAGTTATCTCTCTTGAAAGACTCCCATTCCTTGCCCCTCCTAACTTTACCCTCGTACCTTATAACTTCTTCTGAAAACTTATCAGGCTCAAAAACAGCCATGTGCATAGCCCTACCAAATAATAAGGCATTAGTATCATCTTGACCATATTTTCTATAATGATCTAACACCTTTGGTGATTTCGCTAGCTTGCCTAATTGTGAGTTGGTGATAAAGTTTTTATCCCCATAATATTCAGCATCACTTTTACTGAATATTTCTATTTGTTTTTCAAAGTTCATGTTACATGTTTTGTTTTATAGCCTCATTTAATTGATCCATTTGTTCTTTATCTATATCATAGCTATCCATTCTTTGTTTAACTAATAAGCCTTGCTTATCGCTTATAGCCATCATCATAGCATCAAATTGATCTGTTGTTAGTTTTTTTTTAGTTGTTTTATTTTTCGCTTTCGTGCCTTTGTCGTTGATGATAGCATTTTGGACCTCATCTGCACTAGCTACTGAGCTATCTATACCAATACCAAAGTTACCTAAGGCTCTTCCCCATGCAGAGGTTTCGCAAACCTCAACGTGTGATGTTTTATTAATATAACTTGAACCTCTTGTTTCGTGTGCATGACCTGTTGCTATTACAACACCCTCTGCATTAAATATACTAGCCTTCATTACGCAGTGTTCTTCTGTGCATTGTAAAACTTCAGTTGTTAGTGCGTAGTCTTTGTAGTTTTCTCTGAAATATTTAAGTCTTTCATTGACTTCAACATATTCCTTACCTTTGATATTAATTGTTTTTAGATTTCTTTTCATGTTTATTAAATTAAATTAAACTTATTTTACAAATGTAGTAAAATTATTTTATTAAATACTAGTTAAAGTAAATATTTTTTTCTTAGATCTGATAATTCTTTTTTTATTCTTTCGCAATCTTTTTTTTCATTTTCGTATAACCTTTTGAGTACATTGTTTATTTTCTTTTGTTCTTTTAATTGTTTTTCAATATCAGTAGAATAATCGTTTTGAATACCTAAATCAATTAATGTTTTACCATAAGTTTTTCTGTACTTAAAATTGTTTTTGTTGTCTTGCTCGTGTTGTTTTCTTGCGTGTATTACAGAGGCATGATTTTTATATCCTAATATATCCCTTATTGCATAGTTAGTTAGTCCTTTTTCGTTCCATAATATTGATACTAACATTTGTCTTGCTCTAACAATATGATCTAGTTTTCTTGCGTGTTTATCTCTAAATAATAGATTTGAGGTTACACTACAATTAGTGCATACAGAATTTACTATTTTTCTTAATTCTGGTGACTGATTTTTTTTCATGTTTTTTCTAGTTTTATTTTTTTAATATTAGTTTTAGATATTTATCTTTGTGTTTGTCAAAGTCCCTTTGTGCAACATCAGTAAAAGAGCAACCAATATACTCAACACAATTTTCTATGTAAGGGCTAATATCTAAATCTTGATATTTTTTTTCCACTTTATCCATAGCTAATCTATGAGCCAAATGTTCAGGGTTAATTTCTATTTTCATAATTTTTT